ATACAGTACAATTAGTTCCCCTAAATATTTTTTTACATCAACACCCTTAAGGGCTTGAAATGCTACTACTGAATTTTCATCATCTGTTGAACGTAGCATACTCAACAAGTTCTTTGTTTCTTCTTTGTTAAAAATCATTAGTCTTCAATTTTTAAAGTTTTAATCATCCATTGTGTAGGTGTATTTATATTATCCACCCATTCTTTTGCTGTAGGAATGTAATTGTTACAGTCCTCTTTTACATGTTGTTCTCCAACATATCTTGTGTATACAGTTCTGCCATCTGAGTTTTCAAAACTTGGTCCAAACTTCTTTTCACATTCAAATATACCCTCACTGTGGTGACGGAACATTCTATGTTTACTATGTCCTATCCAAGCTTTGGTTTCATCAAACCAGTTATGAATCTCTATGTAATCAATTGGAAAACCTCCCCACTTTCTAGCAGAAGATTTTGCATGTTCCCATGGATGTGACATCAGTTAAGCTTTAGATAATAAATCACCTTCATGAAAATAGTCCTCTGTCTCAGTAATGTAAATAGTGTTATTTACTTTATACTTACCAGATGGCACCATAATAGACATAACACCATGACCACCTTCATTATTCCACCAATCTTCAACATCATTTAGAATTGCTTCTTCAGCAAAGTCTGATATATCAGAACAAGCACCTGAATCAAGATCTTTTAAATTCCCAGCTTTGTCAGCTCCATAAGTTGCCAGTTCTGATATAAACTCAAAAGCTGTCTCTTCATCTTTATCTAATACTTCAGTTGTATATACTACATCTTCAATTGCTCCGGAGTCTCCTCCACCTGCATAATAAATCTTAATTCCGGTCACACCACGGTCAGCCAACTGTAAAAGAAGGCCTGTTAAATCATTTTCTGTCATAACTATTTTGTTTTGTAAAAACGGCCAAGAATATTGCCGTTCAAGTATTCTTCTTTTTCAAGCACCTCATATTTGAACTGGTGCTTTACTTCTTGATAAGTTAATTCCATAGCTGAGTAACATATCATCAAGATCTCTCTTTTGATAACAACTCCTGCTTTGTGAGCATCTTTAAGAGTCTTGTTACTACTATAGTACTTCATGAAGTCAGGTTTGAGCTCCCGAGTATATTTCTTCAGTCTCCTATCTGTAGACATAGCCAAAGCCTTTTTACCCATGGGTCTTTTTATATTAGCAAAAAAGTTCTTTTTACCAATATATGCAACAGACTTACCATCTATGATAGCAGTCATACTGTAGATAAATCCAATACCACCTTCCGGGATACATGATTCATCAAACTCTTTACCTTTATAAACCCAACTCATATCACTTACATTTATATCTTTTCATGTCCCAATCTTGAACAGAATTCACTATTGTTGCTAATAATTGTATAGCTTCTTCTAGTTCTCTAGCATTAAATCTTAATACTGCCTTTGTTGTTTTATGTTTAAATACATAGTCATACATAGAATTTTTCATAATGCTTGTTTCAATAAAGGTAATAATTTATCTCTAACAGCTTCAACACCATGGTCTTTTACTGAGTCAGATAAGTCTTTAGACATTTCAAGCACTACATAGCTAAAACCATACTTATCTTGATATCTCTGAGCAGCTTTTATGCCGGGCTCATCATTATCAAATAGTACAATTACTTTAAAATAGTGTCTACTAAGTTTACCCATTACAGACTCACCAATCATAGTATTCTCGCTATCTGGTGCAATACATTCAACATTACCTATACCAAGCTTATTAAAACACATTAAGTCCTTTAGAGAGGATGTAATGACCAAATACTTGGCTTCATAAGTCAACTGATCTATACCTTGAACATAGTTCTGAACCTTGATAAACTTTTTATCTAAGTTCTTAGGCATATAGATCTTGTACAATTCACCATCTTCTCTAAAATAACCATAGAGGTAAGGCTTGTTGAACTTAAATGAAGTTATAGAACCATCGTCTTCTTTCTTTTCCATAGTAAAGTATGCCAGGGGCATTACGCTATACTTGGCCAAAAGTGTAGAACCAATACTAAAACTTGTCCAAAACTTAGAGTCTTGGGAATTCCAATGTCTCATTTCATAGTCTACAACTTTAAACTTATCATGGAATTTAAACTCAAGTGTTACTGGAGCATCATTATGTGAAAGAAAATCTTGGTAGTCATTGATAATCTTATTAGCAGCATGACCTCTAGATTCTAAATTAAACAAAGCTTTTACTAACTCTATACTATCACCCTGGTTACCAGAAGAAAAATCCTTGAACTTATAGAAATTTGAACTATCAGTATATATAAACATGGAAGGAACTTTATCCTTAGCATTAAATGCAGAAAGCATCTTTATATCCTGACCTACTAGTCTTTCCTTTAAGTTCAAATAATACTCAAATACCCATTCTCTTGGGACATCCCGTAAATCAGATACTAGATTTTTAGTTGAAATCATAATTTACAATAAAAAAGGGGAGCCCATGACTGAACCCCCCTTGTTAATAAGGATTGTTTAGTCTAAGCTAAAATCTGAAGAAGTTTTATTTGGATTAAATAATGAATCATCATCACCAAATGATTTAACATCTTTAACTTCTATCTTTTTAAGGTGTTTAGCCTCTTCATAGGTCATAACTTTACCTGCTTCTACTTCTGCCATAGCATATTTCTTGTTTTCTGCTTTTGGCAACCACATGTCATAGTTAGTATAACCTGATTTGCTTTCATATTCTTTACCTGCAACACAAAATTCTAAGAATTTACCTTTGTAGTCAGCACTTTTAGTAAATGCATTAACAAAGTCTTCAACAGTTTCATGTTTACCATCTTGCTCACGGAACCACTCATTAATACCTAGCGTATTACACAAGTTCTGTAAGAAGATTAAGATAGATCTATCTCTTTGGATCTTGATACCAGATTTAGTCTCTCCATCTGCAAATGCATATTGGCTAGCTTTAATTCTACCAATCTGACCATCATATCTACCTTGACTCTCATCATCTTTATCAATCATGAAGCCTTCAAAACCTTCAATTGGTTCTGTTTCTACATGTAAGATAAGGTGTTTTGCACCCTCAATGAATCTAAAGTCTTCTAGTTCAATGCTGTTAATTTTTAATGTATGATTACCTGGTGCAATTGTTTTTGCCATTCCTGAACCACCTGTTCCTAAGTCTGTTGTGCTTAATGCCATTTTATTTGTTTTTTAATTATTATACATAAATTTTATCCCAGTGAAACTCAAGTTCACCTTTGTCATTCATCTCAGAAACTACTATCTCTTCATTTCTCAAGTGCTCCGGTCTTGCACCACAAGTCACTTCTTCACTAGTCTTAAATGATAGAATGGTTTTATTACCTTTTCTAAACATATAACCAATTGCATCTGCATTTGCACAGATTAAAGATTTGATTTTACCTGTCAAATCAATGTTTGCAGCTAATACCATCTCACCCTTATCATCTACTTGCTTGTCTTTAATGTGACCTGCCAAAATAATATGGGGAGCTAAAGTATCAATAAAATCTAAAACTTGAAAGAAAGCTTGTCTTAAATATAAATATCCTGCACCATTTGGTAAGGACAATACATTATCACCGTCATAGTTCTTACCCATGCTAGTTTGACGGTAAAGCTTGATAGCTAAAGGACCTACCATATCTTCTAGTGCAGTCACAGTATCTATTGTAACATACTTATATGGATTACCTGCAGCTTTGATTGCTTTACCTGCATCAAGTAACTCCTGTAAAGAATTTACTTGGATCTTTAGAGCCTCTACATAATCAGCACCATTTTCTAGATCTATGATCAGATTATCATCAAGACCAGCAAATGCACTTGTCTTACCTGTCTTTGGTTTTGAATAGATAATTAATCTCTTAGGATTAACTCTTTGGGGTCCTACTTTTTTAGTTGGAAGTACTATGCTCATATTACTTTAGTTTTTGTGCTAATTTTTGAAACTCTGTTGCAATTCTTAATAAGATATCAGAAGTTGATTCTTCATCAGAATGAAATACTTCTTCTTCTTTAGGAGGAAATTCAAGTTCAAAGTCAGGAAACAAAGTTTTCTGTAATCTTGGAAGTTCTAGTTCTTCTTCTTTAGCTTTTGCATCAGCTTCAGCTTTTCTTTTCTCATAGAGGGCATAAGTAATCTCAGTACCATCTTTAAGAACAGCAATCATTTCAGAAACAGGGACTGTATATAACATATAAGGTTCACCCTTAAAGTTTGTACCGTCTTTAGTTTCATATTCTTCCATATAGAAAGGATTATACTTGTACTTAAACAATTGTCTGTCACTTGTAAAAGGAGTTACATCAGTAACTGTACCTTTATCATCAGTAACATTGTCATAGAACTCAACATAAATATCTTCTCCTTTACCAATTTCAGATTCAAAGAACTGAACTTGTCTACCATACTTACCTTTCTGAAAGAAGGCAGTCTTGATAATAAAGAATGGGTCATTTAGTTTGAGAGCTTTGAACGTGCCCATGTGCTGGACAAAAAATTCTTTTTCTCTTTCTTTTCTTGTACTCATACTTTGTTTTTAAATTGTGATTTTCTTTGTTGCTTGAGCAGGTGTGTCAACCTCTATAATCCGCATAGTATATCTATCTAGTTTAAAGAAGCTCATCCTGGTTGTACCATTTCTAGATTTCAAAAAGTGAAATACCAAGAGATCCTCGTCATTGATTATATATCTCTCTGGTCCATACTGTCTTATCTTTCTAATAGATGGTTTGTTAATACCCATCACAACATCTGCATGCTGTAATAGAGCATCTGAACCATAGATATCAGAGTCAAGAATATAATTACCATATTCTCCATCTCTTGATCTATCAGGATTATCAATATTTCTATTAAGCTGACTAAGGACAACAAAAGCAACTGGATATCTTTTCTTCATCATGGTGAGAGCCTCACCTAAAGCATTTAACATCTCAAATTTGTCTTTCTGTCCTTTGCCTACTCTAAATAATGCTGAGTGATCTATAGTAACTAGCATATTAGTGAATGTGCCGTCTTCTTTCTTGTGTTTCTCCATCTCATAATGGATAGTAGCACACATCTCATCAACAGTACATGCATCATATACTACATTAATAAAGTCTCTCTCAACAGATTTCTCATAGTAGTCTACACATTTATAGAAGATACTTTTATCTACGGGTTTACCACCCTTACTCATTAGCGTGTTGTAATCAGCACCTGTATTCAGACTTAATTTTCTTACCCCGTTGGTTTCATCAACCATTTCCATCTGGAACTTAAGGATTCTAAATTCTTGGTCAGGATTGTGCTCTATAATATCACTAATCAACTGTTCCATGAATAAAGTCTTACCTGTACCGGGTCTAGCACCTACTATGGTAATAGTTCTCCATTCTAATCCATC